ATAAAGTTAATGCTCTAATATGTTCTCTTAAACCTTTTGTTGTATTACCAGCAGCCCTAGCCATTCTATTAATTTCAATATTCATCTTACCTAGCTGTACTTTGCTAAGTTTTGAGCTAGTGTCTAAACCCCTTAACTGCTTTTTAAAATTATCAACAGATTTCGCACCTTCAACTTTTGCCTTGAGTTTAAAAGTAGTATCTAAATTTAAAGCCATTATTTCTTATCCTTGTTCATGTGTATCATAGCTTCACGTTCCATGACTTGAATATCCTCAAAAATTTCTTTACGATTATCTATATCATACATTTCAAATAACATTTGTAAAACATTATAATCAAACCCAATTACCCCTCCCATAGTAGTTCTCCATTGGGTCATCATTCTAATAAATATTTCAACTGACATCCAATGTTCTTCCCATACCTCAAAATCTTTTTCTTTTCTTTGTTCGGGCAGCCCTTTAATACCTAAAACAGCAGCATCATCATGCGACTTATCTTCTACACCTCCATTTAAGAGATGGTCGACTGCCCCTCTAAGTTTTTTAATTTCTTACCTGTTTGTCCCTCATAAAAACTTTTAACTAAGTAAAGACTTAAAAAGGGAATTTCTAATAAATTTTTTAAATTTTCTTTATTAAAAGGTACTTCAGTTTGATTACCGTTATCATCTTCCATATAAACATTTTCCCATCCTATAAGAACTTTTTCACATACTTCATTAGGGTCAAAGTCACTTGGTAATTCATTTCCAAACTTGTCAACTTTTGGTGCAGCCTTTTTAGACATATCAATTAGAAATTTTTGTGGCATACGTTTAAAAACTGCCTTAAATTTTACTTCTACAAAATCATCATCTACTGGATACTCATAATCAACTGTCCATTTAAAAGTTTTAACTTTGTTAATAATTAATGCCATAAAAAAAGGTTAAACCATGTAACGCACAGTTTAACCCTTATTTATAAAAAGTAAATATTTAATTATGCAAAAACTAAGCTAATTTCATCATTACCAGTATTAGGAACTGCTGTATAAGCTAGGTCTAACATATCTATGTCATCAACAGACGCATAATTAGGAGCAGTTATGTTGGCATTTGGCATTGTAATTGTTACTTTATTGCCATCTGATTGTCCGTGCTGGAATGTATTATTGCCACTAACATTTCCTGTTGCGTTTGTGAAATAGTTTTTTGTTGCTAATGGTATGTTTTCAATTTGAACAGTACCAGAGGGCGCACGATTATTTAAAATAACTTCCTTTGTACCCCCAACTAATTCACGATATACAATTTCATTATTCATTTCAAATGAAAATGTATTTAAGGCAGCTGAGTATCCTTGAAATTGAAAACCACTTGTATTTCCTTGTTTAAAAACTAAAGGGTCAGCTTGTTTTTGAAATGTACAAGTTGGCATAGCTGTATCAGTTGGTGCGTTATATAAACCTGTCATTACGAATGTAATTGTAGGTATAGAACCAACTTCTGCATTTAAACTAAATGTTCCTCTACAGCCTGTTAATTTATGTTGTATGCCGTCAGCGTTATAAACAATAGTACAAGAATCAAAACCACTACTAACAGGTGCATAAGTAACGCTAGTACCACTAGCAACAGTTTGGCTTAAACCACATGAGGTAAGTAATGGGGATATTTGAGGGGCGGTTCCTTTTGTCTTACTACCTGCTAATTCAACCGTAATTGTTACTTGAGCTCTTGTGTTAGCCAAAAGAGTATCGTAATTACCAAGATAACTTCTAATTAAATCCCTAGAAACTTCATCACTTTGTACAGGTTCAATGGACAACTCAGTACAAAGAATTGCATCTGCCGAACCTGTAGCAGTTGGGTCACTTCCGTATGTGCTTTCGTCCTTAGCAAGTAAAGCTCTTAGTCTAGTTTTCTTTGGCATCTGAGGTGTCCTCTGTTGGTAAAGATTCTGTTGGTTGGGCTGGCTGAGTTTGCCTAATCAGCTTTCTCTTACCAGTTTTAGGATCAATAAGGTAGTGACCTCCTTGACCTGCGTACTTATCTTCCATAATAGCGTTATTTATGTGGATAAATCAGCAATTAATGTCTGATATATAATAATATAGTCCAAAGATACCACTCCGCTAGGTTGATCTCCATCTACTAAGTCAAAACTTACGTTTCTAGGTTGTATATCAATTGCGTTTCCACCTAAAGTTACATCACTTACTAATTTTGTATGTAAAGATTTAATTATTGGGTCAGCAGCTTGGTCAAGTGTTTTTGTCTTTGACCCCCTTGTAATAATACTTAACCTAATTTGTAGTGTCCATTGTAAATTATTTCTTCTAAGTTCACAATTATCAGCTATTGGTTCATAAATTAAAACAGCACCCTCTTCCCTAGATACAGGTGTAACCCTACTTCTATAAATGCGAGTTCCTAGACCAGTAGTACCAGCAATTTGAGTTTTTATTTTTGCTAATATTAGTTCTCTTTTTGTACTCATGTCTTGCTTAAGGTAATTTCAGTTAATTTACCGTCATCTAATAATCTTTGTCCTTTAACTTCAAAAGCAGTTTGTATTCCATTTACATCAGTTTTTATAGTTTCACCAATTTCTAAATCTGCAAAGTCAATTGTTTTTACCTGTAAAACATAATCAGTAGAATAAATCATGTCTCCAGACAATATTTGGTCGGGCATATCTAAAACACCCATTTTTGTTCCACCAGAATAAGAAACCTTTTGTCCAAAAGGTTCTTGCAAAAATACATCTAAATCGGCATCAATGTAAGACATAAGAAAAGCCCCATTAAGGGGCTATATATATTAACCGTATTTTTTAAGTGCTAAAGCATTTATATTAAAAGTAAAAGATGGAGTAGAGCCTCCAACTGTTTGTACTATTTTAATGTAACGCTTTGCTTCGTCCTTACTAAATGTGATTACTTGCATTGATGCAGAATCAGTTACTTGAGTAAAAGCTGCACCACTTAAATCACCATAAGTACCATCACTAGCATCAGAGTCTTGTACTTTGACATCTAATGTTGGACTAGACCCTGTTCCAGCAGCACTTGTAAGTATTAAAGAAACATCACCGTCATATTCCTTTAAGTCTATAGCTGCTGATGTTGCTGTACTGGTTACAGCAGCAGTAGCTACACATGAAAATAATTGTAATTTTTCAAGTGCTTGTTGAATGATCGCCATTTTTTTTAAGTTGTTGAAATTGCAGTTTGGATTTCAGTTATTAACTCGGTTTTAGTTTTTGTAATGTCTAGCTCTAATCCAAGCTCTTTTCCGTATGTTTCTAAATTTAATTTAGTCATGCGTTCAAAATTTGGTTGTTTATCAACTTTGGGTTCATCTGCTTTTACCTCCTCAGCTTTGTGAATATTTAAAAGCATTAAACCTGTGTGATCTTCAACATCAATAATGGAGCCAGCACTCGTTGGAGTGCCAGCTATCATTGTGTTTCTTAAGAGCTTAAGTTTCATTATGTACCAAAACAAAACGCTCCGGGCTGTGTTACAGCGTAGTCAACGTCTTGGAGTGCAATTACTCTTACATTACCGCTTGTAGCACCAGCGAATGGATCAACTGTCAAGTCTAATCCAGACCACATACCAATAGTAAACTTACTAAAGTCACCAAATAGACAATCATTGTTTGCTAACTGGTTTGTAACAATGGCGTTATAACCATTAATTTCGTTGTTCTCAAATACAAATTTTCCTGTGCCAGATGCAACTTCAGTTGACTTCAAAGCACCCCTAGCAGCCGAGTTAACAATATAGAACATATTTGCTACTTCAGCATTTGCTACAGCAATGTCTGTTTCCATTGCAATGTACTCAGCAAAAGTACCAAATGTAGTAATAGTTTGTGTTCCTATACCAGTTGTATCCTTGATTCCTAAAGGCTGGTTTGAAGAACCTGTACCGTAAATAGCAGCTCTATCTAATTCAAGTGCTATGTTTTGTGCAATATCATTTCTGATTCTTTGCTCAACATCAACAGATGCTTGTAATAGTAAACGGCGGCTGTAGTCAACAAAAGCTCCAATTGTCTTAGGAGTCATGTTCACTTGATCAAACGCTAGGTTACTTTCTGTTGGACTTGATCCTTCTCCTACCCAATAAGCGGAACTTCCAGAGGTTTGTCTAGGAATTGAAATGTTACCGTCAAGTCCTGTCAACATTGAAGGGTTAGCAGCCATTATTGCCATTGAATTTTTTAACTGCTCAATAAATGAACCAGCTAACAATTCTGTTGCTACAAGATTACCTCCAGCAGTTGCGGAACCAACTGTTAAATCTCTTTTTTGCTCAAGCACTTCGTTTGGAACAAGAATACCGCCAGCAGGTCTACCATACTTTTTAGATGTAGCTTCGGAGACTTCTCTTTCAAATGCTGCTGCTTCTTGTGCTTGTCTATCTGTTGGATTTGACAAAGCATGCAAAGCTCTTGTGAAAGAAAATCTTTTGACTTCTTTTTGATCTAAGCCTACTTCTGGGGCTTTTTGTATTTGTGTTTGTTCCACGTTGTTGAGTCTCTCCTCTCTGTAAGTGTTGATAGCGTGGCGAGCATCTTCTACTGATGCACCCTCTTGATTTAACTTATGTGCTAAATCAGGACAATTGTATTTTTCACCCATTGCTGTCACCGTATTAGCACGATTTCTTTCAGCAACGATTATTTCTTGGCTGCGTTTTTGCTCTGCTTCAACGGCTTTGCTTGCAGCCTCTTTAGTTTGCTCCATATTTTTGGAAGTTAAAGTTGGACTAGATGACGGAGCTTGAGCCGTCAAAGCTTCCCTAGATTGCTCTAGGTCGGCTGCATTTTCTTTTGGTGGAGAATCTGCAACCTGTTTAATTTCAATCTTATCGTTATTTTTTAAACTTCGCCCTACTCCAACGGAAGCGTCTGCAGGCACTGAAACCAAAGATATTTCCATAGCTTTCCATGAGGTAACAACCATTTGATCGCCACGTTCCTCAATTTCATTTATTTGATATGCAAAACTTACTTGAGAAATAATACCGTCTTCAACATCATTACGTTTTTCAGTTGCATTTGGATTTCTGCTCCATTTAATAGTTGCATAACCTCTTCTGTCTTCTGATATTTCTGCTTTTTGAACAACTCCAAGAACCTCATCACGATTGTGATTCCAAAGAAAAGGGGCAGTCCCGTTGTTTAAACGTGATAGGTCGGCAGCTCCTTTATCATGTGATAACACTTCTTGACCAAAATATCTTTGAACTGGCTCTTCTGAGCTAAAACTTAAAAATAATTCATTCCCATCAGATTCAATTTGTGCTTTTAATTCTCTAGTTTGTGTTAAAGATTGTCCTTCATTTTTTTCAACTAATTCATTTAAATTTACTTTCCTAAATTGTTGTATTTCTTTATTAATTGATTTTTTATCATCATCATGATAAGGACGTCCCATTTCATCTTCATAAGGTTTTGGTCTACCATCTACATAATCTTCATTTAATGGTAAATCATCAATTTTTGTTAATGTACTAAACTTATGACCTACTAATTTATCTGTTTTAACAAAACCACCTCCGCTTGGAGCAGGTCTATAAATACAAATTAAAGCTGCTGGATCTTCTGCTGTACCATCAACAGTAAAGCTGCTGTCAGGTATATTTATAGTCCCATTTCTTTCTACTTTTTCAATTAATCCTCTGGCTCTGCCACCACTAGAGTTCCAAGAAACAAAATCACCAACTTTTAATTCATCAGGTTCAGCTTTTAATTTTTCTTGCTTTTTTTCTAATGTTGAATCCATAAAATTCTCACTCATGTTGTCTTTATCATACTCATTTAAAAGCGTATCATCAAATCTTGATCTTGCTTTTTTAATTTGCTCAGATTTTTTACGACTCCAACTAAAACCACTGTCACCTCCCCAAGCGTCCCAAGCCACTCTGCCCTTTGATGGGAAACCTTTTTCACCAGAATTAAATCCCTTAGCTTTTTTATCAACTTCATGCCGTGCGAAAAAACTAAACATACGCATTACTACATCCACACTAAGTTCTGAGCCACTTAATATTTGCGTTGCTCTTCTTGCTGCTACAGCAGTACCACCTTTTTTGCCTTCTTGTTTCCATTTTTTATATCGTTTTGCTGCAACCTTCATACCTTCTGTTGGCATTAAACTTATTTCAGTTCCATTCACTTTTGCCATACTTAATTGTTAGATATACAACATATTATCAGAATATTTTGTTATTAATAGTTGACGTATGCTTAGTATATATGTTATATTAACAATAGTTAGGGAATGATACCTCTAACTTATTCACCCCATTGAGGAATTACAAAATGAGAGACACTTCATTTTTAGGCAAATTATTAGCACTAACTGAAAGTACTAATCCACATGAAGCAAATTTAGCAAAAACTAAATTACAGCAACAACTAGAAAAAAGAGGAATTAACCTTGACCAATTAGAACAACAATTAGGAGATATGTCTGTAGTTGAAGAAGAAATAGAAGTTATTTCTTTTAGATATGGACAACCTTACAAAAGAATTGACCCTGCTGTTTCTATTATCTTAAGTGCTGTTGCTGATTACTATAATGGCAAAATTGTATTTACACCTTTTAAAGCAGATAACAAAACATACATTAAAGATGCAAAAGGGGACATTTATAGACAAATAGAAATTAATGCCAGTAAGGCAAGGAAGATAGAAATTGAAATTTATACAGATTATCTAGTACAAGCATTACAAGATGAGTGGGCAAGACATTGTCAAACTGACCCTTTTGCCGTTGCCATGAACGGTTCGGCACATAGAAACAGTTTTAGAAAAGGTTGGGCATCTAAAGTAGCCCAAAGGTTTCAACAAATGAAAAATGATGAAGAAAGAAATGGTACGCAATTAAAGCTAGGAAGTAAAACTATTAATGTATCTGCTTTAACTATTACTAACGCTAATAAAAATGAATTAGCAAAAGTTGAGGAGTTCTGGAAGTTGAGACACCCATCTTTAAGTCGTGGTACTAGCTACACACATGGAGGGTCGGGTTATAGCGAAGGAAGTGCTGCTGGTGGACAAGTTGGGCTAAGTAGACAAATGTCTAGCAATAGCCAACGCCAGTTATCGGGGTATTAAAAATGAAAAAAAATAAAGCATGGATTATTGTTCCTAAAGTTAATGAATTTGTAAACCATCTTGAAGGAGGACTCGCACAAGCGGGTCTTGCCTTTGAACAATTTTTTCCTAAATGGGTACAACTTGAACACGTTGAAAATAAAGCAGAATATAATGGTTTAGTTTTTAGTCAAGTTCCTAACTGTCAAAAAGATGAATTTAGTGTTTGTGTAGCACCTGACGGGATACATTTTGCTGGTGAAAATACAAGTATTCTTCCTTTTAGTTTTGACCAACCCCCATCTAAAATAGCAATACTATTTTTAGTAACAATAATAAAAGGTGATATTGTTAACCCACCATGCTGTCCAAAATGTCAAAAAGAAAAAGACTCTTAATTTTCACTAATAGTAGTTCCGCCACCTAAATCTAGGTCTAATTGAACTCCAGACTCGCTTAATGTTTCTTGTTCGGCCTTAATTTGATCTATATTTTCTTCAAAATCTTTACCTAACATTGAAACAATTTCACCTTTTGTATAGTAACCAGCAGCTTCACCCATTCTAAAAGCTTCAATTTCTTTTTTAGGATCAACCCAACTCCAACCCCTAGCTTGCCATCTTGGGTTTGAATATCTTAAAGGTGTTAATTCATAATCAGGTAAATTTAATGAACCTGATAAAACAGCAGCATCTAAAAATTCCTCAAATACTCTTTGATGTAAATTTTCAATAATAAATGTTTGTAACATTTTCCAATGTTCCCGATCTTCCAACAAACTTAAACGAGAACTAGAATAGTTCGTTTCGCTAAAATCACGACTTATAGTTTCATAGCTACAGCCCATTCCAGACGCGAAACGTCTAATTTTGGCTCTTACATACATTTCATATTGGCTGTCAGGACTACTGATATTAGGAACTGTAATTTCCTCTCCCGGATTTAGGTATTTAAAAACACCTGCTTCCCAATCTGTAAGTCTTTGTTCTTCTTGTACATCATCTGCTTCTAATTCTCCTTCAGTAGAACTAATAAATCCCATTAAACTAGCACCCGCACGAGCTCGAATTACTGCGGCACTTTCATAGCCCGACATTTGGTGCATATCGTCCATTACGCAACTTAGCCAAGGAACGCCCCTATTTTGTCCGGGACGTTCTTGTATAAATAAATGAATAATATCGTTGGCATTTATTATTGTATGTTTTTGATTT